TTGTTTTGATAAATATGATTACCTTTATTTTTATAAAAATTAGATTGTGTATTACTATAAATAGTTTCCAATACTTCAGCAGTAGATTGAGTAAAAAATTGGTCTTTTTGATTATGTAAAGAATTAAATTTTGTTGCACCTTCATAAACAACACCCTCAATTTTAATTGGACTTGAAGGTCTTAAGCCTCCTGAAGGTCTAGGTATTGAAGAAACAAAATCAGGAACTTCTATTTGAAAATATCTATCAAAAATATATGACTCTAATTGTGCTGGTGTAGGGTTTTTACTATTTTTAGCACCATCTAAAACTAAATTTAAAAAATTAGGAGCATCAAAAGCTTCAAAAAAGTCTAATACTTCTTCTACATTTTTTAAAACTACCCCATTCTTTTTTATAACACCATCAATATTTGTTGCTAATTTTAAATAAGAATCTCCTGCTTTGTTTAATCGTACTCTACCATCTGGAGATTGTGATATATAGTTAAGATGTTCTCTTACAAACTGCATTAAATTAGTAGTTTTACCAATCATTTTAGAAACAGCAACTACCTCTGCTGCTTGTCCTGCACGATTTTTAGGGTTTATAATATTCATTGCATTAACACCTTTATATTTTCCTTCTTCTCTTACAAAACCCGCTTCTTTCGCAGCTTCTCCTATCTTTGTTAAGTCTGTATTATTTAAAAGTTCTGTTATTTTTTTATTTTGAAAGTTTTTCTTTATTGCTTGTGGTAAACTTTGATATAATCCAACTGCATCTCCATCAAAATCAGCACCACCTGCACGTTCTACATTTTTCTTAGACATTATAATCCCTTTACCTACAATGTCTGTAAATCCTCCAAACTCTAAAGATAGGACACCTGAAGGGTTACCAACTGGACTCCTTACTATAACATATGTAATAGCATCTTCTAGCTGTTTTACCCTATTCTCGTCAGTTTTAGTAAGCTTCTTTTTAGCTCTATATCCTTTTAACTCTGTAAATGCTTCTTCTAGGGTATAATCTTTACCATTTTCTTTTTGTAAATCTATTAAATCTTTTCTATGTCCATCGTGTAAATAAAAATTATTATCAGTAAGATTTATTTTCTTTAGCAACATAGGGTCTGCTGCTTTCATTCTTACGTAAGTACTACCATAGTCAACACGTGGCCTAGACAATCTTGTATTTATATATTTTTTTAAAGCTTGTTCTACATATTTATGATTATTACCTATGCGTAAAACAATAGGGTCATAATCAAACTGCTTTAACAAATCTTGAACAGACTTTATAGAAGTATCCTCACTTGTTATTTCTTCTCCAAATCTTTCTGAAACCTCTAAATCTTTTTCAAATAAAGACCTAATTAATTCACTACCTAAGGGAGTATCTATGTTTCTGTTAAATTGTTCTACAACAGAAAATATATCCATATTGTCTATATTTATACCTTCTTTTTCTATAAGACTTGGTTTACTAGGGTCCATAGACATTACTTTTTTAGTATAACCAGGAAGCCCTGGTATTTGTGCACTAAATAAAGATTCCATAGCATTGTTGTATTCTAATCCCATTCCAATACTTCTCATCATTATAGAACCAAAAGGCAATCTTTGAATTTTTTTATTTCTTACTTCAGCTTCAGATTTAATCATTTTTATGTCACGAGATTGAACATTAAACAATTCTCCTTTTTTCTTAAATCTATATGCATCAGTTTTTGCATCATAAACTACTTCTGCAACTTGATGTCTACTATTAGACTTGCTACTGCTTTCTACTATAATTATATCAGCACCAGCCATTTCCATTAATTTATATATACCTTCATGAGTAGCTTGCTCTGCAGATTTATTAAATAACATACCCCTAGACTTACTAGGACTTACATTATAAACAGGGTCTGTTACTATAACATCTTTTATATAACCTTCTTCTAAATCTCTACCAGCTTCTTCTAATACGTCTTTACGCAATCTTTTACTGTAATATTTTTGACCATCAGATATACCAAAAACCCCATTACTATCTTTTATAATTAAAGCTTTAATTCCATCAGGACCATATTTAGCAGTGTCAAAAGATAAACTACGGCCATTTTCTACTACTTTTCTATATTGAGTCCATTTAATAATATCTTTAAATAAAGGATTGTTTTTATATTGACCCCAAGCTCTTTGTATATCTAAAGAAGATATATTTGTTAAACTTCCATCTTTATTTCTAGGAAGCATACCAGCATCTTGTAACTCATAAATCATATTACTTAATATTTCTTTTTTAAACTCATTATAAGTATGAGTAGGTTGCATTTCTTTATTAAACTTTTCAAAAGCTGCTTGACTAAAATCTTTTTCAATAAATTTCATAGCTAATTCATGTTCTGGTAAATATCTTTTACTTCCAGCTTTATCACTAAAAGCAAATCTTCTTGCTACTAATTCATTGTTAGAAGGGTTTATATGGTGTATGTATCTATCGTTAAACTTAGGATTTAAATCAGTACGTAAAGATTGACTCATATTGTGCATATCGCTTTTTATTTCAAACTTATTAACAAAAGGCTTTGATTGTCCTATTTTGCTTCCAGTTTTTTCAAACTTACCATCAGTCTTAATATATTGTATTTTAATATCAGTAGGCTTACTACCTTCGATAGATTTATTATGATAAGTATCTTCTCGTGATAGTAATAAAGATTTATTGTACCCATCTTGTGTAGGAGTTTCTATAATAATATATTCAAAACCTTCACCTGCTTTTTGTTTTTGTATTGTTAAAGTCTGTCTTTCTTTTGCTCCAGAATATTCAAAGTATAAAGCATTTAAAGGATTTTCTTTTCCTTTTTTACCAATAAAATATTTTCTAAGTTTTTGGAACTCAGCATCAGGCAATTCATTTCTTTTTTGTTTTATAAACTCTGCTACTCCATCCATAAATTCTGCTTTATTACTAGACCTTTGAGACAATAATTTCATTATCTTTTTAGTTTCTACAGCATTTAAATCAGGAACATCTTTAGCTATGTCATCAAGTATTTCTCTAGCTTTACTTGTTCTTTGAGTATCAATAACATCCATAGGTTCTGTTTCAGTACGTTTTTCTTTTGATTTTAAACTTTCAGGATTTAATTCAGCTTCTAATGCAGCAATTTCAGAATCAGTTTTATTTTTATTAGAACGTATTGATTCTACTTTTACAGCTTTTTCAGTTAATATTGCAGCATCATAAAATTCAGGTATTTGGTTAGCTTTATTTATAGATGATTTTAATTCTAACTTTAACGCTTCTTGTAACTCTGTTTTTTCTTCATTTTTTAATTCGTTTAATTTTTTGTCTCTAAATTTTTCTGGAACAATGTCTACATTAGGAATCGCAAAATCAGGATTAAATACATTCTTAGTAAAATATTGAGTTTTATTTAATTCAAATACATTTCCTGTAGAATCTTTTACTAAAATCAAACCATCTTTAATACTAGTTACTTCTACAGGTTCAATTTTACCTAGTGCGGTATAAACATCTACTGTTTCACCTTCTTTTAATTTAGCTACATCTACATCTGGTCTTTTAGATAAATCTTTTTGATGTGCTTCTAAAAAAGTTTCATTTTTAATAATTAATTCTGCTTTAGCTTCTTTATTGGCTTGTAATAGTATTCTTACTTTTTCACGTTTACTTAAAGTTTCAATACCTTCAGGTCCTATTTGTTCTAATTTGTTTTTAATTGCTTGTAATACAACATCTGATTGATTATTACCTATTCTATTAATTTGGTCTAATACAATGTCTGCTTGGAAAGCATCAATATATCTTTTTTCTTTAGGGCCTAAATCTTTATACCATTGCATCTTGTTCATATCAGCACCATTGATAATCATGTTCTGACCTTCTTGAACTACTGTAAATATTTTATCAGGTTCACCTTTATTACCTACCATGTTTTCTACTAATTTCTGTGTAGCTTTTGACTCAAATTTAGGTCTACCTGCAGCTCCAAAAAAGAAACCTAAAGCATATTCATACATTTGGTCTTCAAAAGGTGCATTATGCATAGTAGATTGACCTCCAGTAAACGCAGAACCTAATGTACCACGTGTAATAAAATCTATGTATTGTGCTTTGTCATAATCTACTGTTGTAAAACCTTTAGATTTTTGTAAAGTACCTATCATAGGTTGTGAAGGACCTACAAATGTGTCTTTCATACTTTCTTTAATTTTAGAATTAGCCATCTTTACAACAGCAGGGTTTCTAGAAGCTAGCATTGTACCTATGTTAACATAATTTCTTACACTACCAAAAAAAGCTCCTGCTAATGCACCGTGTTGTGCAGATTCTGCCCATCCATCGGGTCCTTCTTTTCTAGCAGACACAGCCATAGCTATACCTAGGTGTGCACTTTCTTCCATTATATCTAATAAGTCAGGGTTTGCAGCTAATTTTTTACCAATATAATTGTTTCTTAAAAATTCAGCACCACCTAATCTAGTTTTACCTTGCTCCATAACCCAATCAGCAGCTCTCATAGGAACAGAACGTAATTGTAAACCTCCAGCTTTGTCTGTAATAGTTAATGCTGGTATGTATTTTTTACCAAAATCTCCTAAACCTGTTTTTACTTTTTCTCCAGCTTTCAATCTTGCTGCTCTAAAAGCTGATTTTCTAGCTACACTACCAGGTAAAGAAGAACCAAATGTAAAAACACCTGCAATAATATCTGGAGCAAAACCTATTAAATGACCTGCTTTATTTAATAAAGCTTCTGTTTGATTGTCTGGGTCATCTGCCCATCCAAAAGTAGTAAAACCTTCTACTACACCACTAGCTAATTGATTTAAAGCACCACCTAATGCACTTTCTTGTGCAGATGGGTCTTTTTCAAAGTCTATATTTCGTTCTTTTGCAAATTGATATAGTTCTTCTGATTGTTCTTCACTAAAAGAACGAGGGTCTTTATAATAAGAATCCATAGATATTTGTGCATATCTACGTTCATCCATATATCCACGCTCATACAAGCGTCTCATTTGTGCATATTGTTTATTCATGTATGTTAATACGTTCTATTAGTTACCATACTTAACAAAGATTTTTCCATTGCAGCTAATTGTGCTTGCTGACTTCTCCATTTATTAATTTGTTCAGGACTTTTAAATGTTGTCATTCTTCTGTTAATTCTTTGATGACCTAATTGAGCCCTAGATTCTCTTACTGTTTCTAATGCTCTTTTATATAAATAGTTATTTTTAACATCTACACCATTTGCTGCTGCTGTTTCTAAGTCATTAATTGTAGGAGATAAGGTAGTTAATAAACTATCGCCAGTTTCTAAAACTGTAGTAGCACTAAATCCTAAACCAAGTTTATTAAAACCAACTCTTCTTTCTACACCAAAAGCTTTACCTCTTCCTACATTAGGCAATAAAGAAGCTTCTAATTCTCCACCCTCAGTAACTCTTTTAACAACTTCGGCATCCGCTACAGCTTCTGCTTGTTCAGTCAAAATTTGATTACTATAAGCAGCAATAGTAGCTTCATGAGCTAATTTAGCAGATAATAATTCTCCGTCTTTATACATTTCTACTTGTCTTCTATACTTTTCATCTTCCATTTTTTTAAACTCTTCAAATTTCATTTCATTTTGTAGTCTAAGTTGTTCTATTGCTGATTTATTTGATATGTCATTTCTTTTAACATAAAAATCTAAATCCATTTGCATATTTGCTTTCTTTTCTGCCATTCTCATAGATTGTTTTTCTCTAGAAGAAGGTTCTAGCAAATTTTCCGTAGCTCTAATAAAAGCTGTAGTTGCAGCTAACCTTCTTGCATATAAGTCTTGTGCCATATTATTCTCCTATACGTATTTTAAATTGTCGTCAATATTGTATTCATCTACTACCAAACCTTGTTTACCATACTCATTACCCATTTCATCTATTTGCATTTGTGTAGTATCTAACTCATTGCTTAATGCCTGTTGATTCTGTCTTTGTTGTGCTTGTGAACTTGCAGCACGTTGTTGAATCATCATATCCATAGCAGAAGTTGCTTGCCCTTTAGCAACATCTCCACCACCAAATTTTAAATTAGCTTGACCTCCAGAATCTAACTGTTGCATTCCTTTTTGATAAATAGAAGCTGTAGCTAAATCTCCTTGTGCACTATAATAATCAGCTTGTTGTGCATATTTTTGTTGAATTTCAGGAATAATATCTCCAGTAAATTCTCCTAAATCACCAGCGTAGTCTTCACCTAATTTTTCTAATCTTCTTTTTTCAGCACTTCTGTTTTTAAAAAAACTTACACCTTTCATAATAGTAGTTGCTGCTTTAACATAAGGATTAGAGTTTTCTATAAAATTACCTAACTTTAAAAATTTTGACATTTAATTCTCCTTGTTTCTATCTTCGTTTAAATCTTCTTGCATACCAAATCCAAATTGCATTACATGCCTTAATGTAAACCTAGGACCTAATTCATTTTGCATAAATTTTCTTGCACCATCCAACATATTCATTTGACTTGTATCTACATTAGTGCTTAAAGGTTCTACTTTATCTACAGAGTATTCATCTAAAGATTCTTGTGCAATTCTTGTTCTATCTTTTCTTGTAGCTTCAGGATTTTTAGGTCTTTCAAATTCATCTAAAAATATATTTGAAGCATCTTCTACACTACCAGAATTAAAAACATCTGCTATTGTTTTAGCTCTACCTGCTCCTATTACATCTTTTTGATTACCATATATAGTTTCATGTACAAAATCTACCTGTGATTCCATAGAATCTTTTAAATTGTTTTGTTTTAAATAGTCTTTGTAATAAGGTTTCATAAAGTCAAACTGAAACAATCCTTCTCCTGGTCCACCTTTTTGTTTTTGTTTATAATCGTATGTATAGCCAGTTTCTACTCCAATATTACCCATAATACCAGCGGCAGCATTGTCAGAAAATCCTTTCTGTATCATATAATTATATATATCTTTTTTGTTTTTATTGTTTACCATAAACTGCTCCTCCTGGTCTAGGTTTTATATAATCCATAAATTTATTTCCTGCATATTCCATAGCAGCAGGTATCCCTGGAGCAGAATTAATAATTCTATCTACTGCACCTGTTAAAGCTTCTACTTTAGGATATACTATATTATCATCCATAAACATAAAATCTCCTTTACCTTGACCTGCTCCAATGACATTTTCTTGAAAATCTCTTCGTTGACTTCTTTCGGAAAATCCTTGAATAGCTGCTAAATCAGCTTCATCGTCCATAATAGGTTCAAAAGCAGGTATAGCATCGTAAATATTTTGTCCTTGTCCAGGAGTAAATGTTTCATTGCCTAAAGATAATTTTGATGGAAGTGAATCATCATATCCAAAAGTTCCAAAAGGACTTATTTCAGGCATTCTTTCTTCTAACTCTGGACCACCTAATTCTTTTTGTGCTCTTAATGGATTGTCGTAATAATTTCTTGCTCCTTCATCCATTTGATTATAAGCTTTATACTCTTCAAAACCAGTAAATTTTTCACCTGTTGTGCCACGCTCTCTTCTCCTAGCTTCAGTATCTAACATACCTTCGCCTTTATTTACAATTTTTTTACCTAACTTATAGCCTTCCATTAAACTAGTTCCAAATCCTAGTGCTGTACTATAAGGGTCATTAAATTCAGCTTGCTGTTGTTTAGCAGCTTCATGTATAGGTCTACTTTTAATCCTATTTAATAAAATACTTCCTTTTCTAGCCATTACGCTTTCTCCATTTCTGTTTTATACCATTCATTATCTACTTTGTGATATAAATAAACTTTACCGTCTTCTTTTACAATTTTCTTACTACCTTGTGTGCCTTCACTGTTTATAGGTTTTTTGTTAACTACTTTAACAGGAGTTTCCATTTGCTGTTTAACTTCATTAATAGCATCACTTAAATCTTTTCTTATATCAGAATCGTCTATATCCCACATTACTTTACACTCTTTTCTCTAAATATAATTTGTATATCATTTATTTCAAAGTCAGTAGCTACATCAGACCCAGAAAGTCGTAATCCAAACCCTTTTATTTTATCGAAAGCTTTTTTATCGACAAACTCTGTCTTAGCTTTACGAATTGGTATATGAAGAGTTTTAAAGTTAGTCTCAGAACTACCATCTAATGTAGCTAAAATTTCTTCAGACCCATCATCTGTAAATCCATATAAGTAAGCACCATCTCCATTTTTATAGCTTAAATACACGCTTATAATCTTTTTATCGACACTTGGCTTACCAAACGTAAATTCTTTCGTTTTAAGGGCAATCTCGTCAATATTAACAGCATCTAATTTGCTTGGTGATGTAACATATTTACGTATTTCAAGATTTGTTGAATTAAACTTACTGAACCATACAATATCACCAGCATTATTATTTACATAATTAGTGGTGTCAAATGTTTCTACACCTTTATTTCTAAAATATAAACCAGCTGATTTTAAATCATATGCTAAAACATCTTGTGTAGTTTTATTAGATATAATTATAGTTTTTTCTTTTGGTTCATATGCTATAATAGCATTGTCGCTATAATATGCTGTACTCCAATTTTCTAAACGTTGCTGCCCTTTTTTATCAAGCAATAAATCTCTTACTTGCTTTCCATCATATAAATAAAATCCAAACTTATTAAACCATGCTATAAATCCTTCACCACGCACTACATGATAATCTTTCTCACATCCTCTATATTCTAATGTTCCTTCTAAAAACTCTACATCTCTAGATATATTAATAATGTATAAATGATTGCGTTTAAATTCTAACAACTTACTACCTAAAGATTCTAATGCTGTTATGCTATCTCCGTCGTTTACTTCTACGTCTATTCTATTTTCAAAAGAAAATGTATCAAATGCATTAACATTAGACTTTAATATAGTATCATTAGCAAGTATTTTTTCTCCAGATACACTATCTTGATACCTTACATTACCTATATACAATCTTCTATTAGCAACAGTGCTAGTTTTATAACCTGTACCAAGAGCTCCCATTACATGGTCATCTTGTTCTATGTAAGTTTCTGCTATTTGAGTTTCTGGTTTAACTTTAAATTTAATTTTTCCAAGACTTATTGCTGCAGTAGTTTCTGGTCCTAACCCATCTAAATAATCTAACGGATATGTATAAACAGCTTGAGTTGTAAACGATGCATTTGTACGTAATGCAAAAGGTTTATATTCGTCTCCTTTTGGAAAACGAACACCTTTTCTAAAATCTACTTCAAACAATAAATATTTAACATTTCTTTTAGCTTCGTCTATTTTAGCTATTCCATCATCTACACCTGATTTATTTTCGTTATAATAAAATTTATAAGATTTTACATTTTTAGCATCTGGTATCTTACCCCACATTTGTGCAAATAAAGGTAAATTGTTTTGTGAACCGATAGTAACACCAAAACTACCCGCATATTCAAGATTGCTTCTTTGGTTATCAGTATATACGGTTTCATAAAATATATTGATTTTATGGTCGTCACTTGCCAAAAATTCGCCAGTATCATTAACAATGGTTCCATTAGCTAGTTTTTCTCCTGTAAAAAAGTTAACATTAAATCCTCCAGTAAAATCTGAATTAGTTTCTATAGCTGGAAACGTTCCTCCACCTACAACAGAAAAAGTACTAAAAGGTAATTTCATTATTTCTCCTGTTTCATTTGCCATAACAAATTTAGGTACAGAACTTGTAGTATGACTAGTTAAGGCTGTAGAACCGTAATACCCTCTTGTTACATTTATCCAACCTTGAGTAGTATTTGTGCTAACTACTTTTAAAAATTCTGCACCTAACAATAAAATATCGTTAGCTTTTACTTTAAGAGCATGAGCTGGAGAACATTTTATATAAAGATTAGTTGCTGAGCTAATAATATTAACTGCAGATGTTGATGGACCTGTATTTCCAGCTAATAATGCAATATCAGTAGTTAACGTATTCATTAAACCACTCAAAGGAGTATTAGTATTTGGTCCTTGTAAATATACATTAACTCCAGTTGCATTTTCTGGTTTAGCATTTAATACATTCCAACTACTAACAGATATTTTATTATTACTTTCTGAAGTTTCCATTGTAGAATTACTAGCTCCAGTATAATCGTAACCTAAATTATAATCTTCTTTAATATATTCTAATTTCTTAGGTGTGTTTCCATCGTTAAAAGATGTAGGCGTTACTCTTACAACACCATCAACAGCACTATATACTACAGGGCTAAATGTATTTCCATAAGGTATTGTAAGTGTACCAAAAGCTAAACTTCCTGGATTTAAATTAAATACCACTACACCTTCACTAGTGACATCAGTATTTAAAAATAACATTTCTGTATCGGTTACAGTGCCATTAGTGTTATCTATATCATAGTCTGCATTAAACTGAAATAAACCATTTGCATGATTTACTTCAGAATTTACGCTACCTGTTACTGAAGCTGCATAATCAGAAGCAGACCCCATAACTTTTAACTTACCAGGAGTTTCAATAGATAAAGTATCTAATACTTGAAACTGGTTGTCTTCAATATCCCTAGCATTTGTTTTATTACTTAATCCACCACTATAATTTGATATGTTTAATATTCCTTTTGCCACGAAGGTTTATCCTTTTTGTTTTTTTACTGCTTAAATTAAATTTTCTTCTTGTAGAATCAATAGATACTCCTTGTACTGGATTTCCAATATCTTTACTTGTTACCATCTATAATTTCTCCCCATACACTTGTTTTACCGTCTCTTATTTCTACTGTTTCTACTTTAAATTCACCATTGTCAAACCAATCAACAATAGCAAATGCATGACCCCAGTTATGTAATCTACCTTTTAGCCACTTATTACTCTCATGTGACATATCTTTTAAACATCCCATAGACCAAGCACCAATATTGCTATTAAGCTTTGTCATAGTATGTCGTTGTATGTCATGTACGTGTCCATACATTACATTCTCTCCATATGTCTCTAAATGCTTTTTCGCATGGTATGTTGTTGCAAACGCACCATGAAAGAATACCAACTTACCTACTTGGATTGGTAAGTTGTATTCTGTGTATTTGTATCCTCTTTCTTTAATCCTACACGCTTCAAAAAAGTTGTAGTTATCAAGATAAGGATACTTATTAGCAAAATTATCCAACCAGATATCGTGATTGCCTTGAAGTAAATACTTTTCTTTACATCCGATTTCTTCAAGTACTTCATCCCATTCATCTAATCCTTCATTTACTAATCTAATGTCTTCATCTACAATAGGTAGTTGAAACTCTAATGGTGGTAATTTCTTGTCTTTATATCTCCAAGCAGAACAAGACTCCCACTCTCCTACGTCTCCTAAATTAACAAAGACAGTAGGTTTTACTTTTAGTATTGCTTTTTTTACACATTCAACAGCAGCTCTATCCTCTAAAGGGTAATGCTGGTCTGGTATTACAATTCCACGTTTTTTAAGTTTCAACGAAACCTCCTATTATTAATTATTATGCTAGTGCTTTTTTAATCTCTGCAAAAAGCTTATCATCTAATTTATTACTAGACTTAGTAACTAAGTGTTCTCCTAAATGTAATACGATAGCTTTTAGTAACTTCTCAGTTCCTAGCTTTGCAAGTAATTTTCCTAGTAATGGTCCCATTATTTATCTCCTGGTTTACATGACTCTTCACACGCTTCTAGGCCCTTCATATATCCTTGATGCTCAACAATCATTTGTTTAATTTCTGCTAATCTACCATTAGCACTTTCTAACTCTTTAACAAGTTCGTTATGTTGTTCTACCATAGTGTTCATTTTATCCATAGCTTCTTGTTTTAAGTCCACTTTTGCTTCTTTAGCCATTATTCATACTTCCTTATGTTGTTTACCATTTAACTTTATCTGCCCAATAAGCAGCAGACATCTTGCCTTTAGCAATGTTTTTACCATGACGTGCTTTAAAGCTTTTACGCCTAGCTTTAGATTTAGCATCTGTTTTTTTACCAGCAGTGCTAACTCCTTGTTGTCCAAATCGTATAGTTTTTACTTTATCACCTGATTTAGCCACTACTACATGTGACTTAGTTTTATGACTAGGAGTTCTTTTAGGTTTATTATAACCACTAACTCCTGCTCTTTTTAATCTAGAATCTTTAGCCATTATCCTTGTCCTACGGTTCGTTTTTTATAATATCTTTTACTTAACTTATTACCGAACTTAGTATTGTTTGACATACCCTGCCGAGTCTTTTTTTTGCCATTAGTTCTTCTAACTTGTTGTCCTACTCCACGCATGATGTCAAATATAAACCTTATCTAACTTCTTTCCTAATACTTTCTATAATAGTTTTTTCATTAAAACTCATACTAATACCAGGTTCAAATCTTTTAACTTCCTTACCTTCTTTTAGTACTATAATAGTTGGTACTACTGTAATATTCCATTCTTTTGCTATGGTAGCACCAATGTTTTTGTTTTCAATATCTATTTCAGCTACATAACATAGTTGAGATAGTTGTTCTATACGCACTCTGTTTTGATAATTCCAAGATGCATTTACTTGTACTACCGCACAATTCTGTACGTTTAATAATTGAACATCCGTAAAACTATCTAAAGAAACAGATTGCGAATATAGTGACGAGGTAAATAACCCAAGCCCCAATACTAACGATTGTATATATCTTACCATTTCTCACCTACTTGTTGTTCATGTTTAATAGAGTCTCGTTAATCATCTTTGTATCTTCTTTAACAGAATCTACTTTTTCTTCAAGCTTCTCTACTTTTTCTTCTGTATTCATAATACTATTACGTATCATTTGGTCTTTTAAATCATACTCTGTTCTACTTACAGGAGGTTCAGGTAATTTTTTAGCTTCTTCTATATCGGCTTGCAAATTAAACCATAATCCTACTACCATAAATATTGTTACTCCTATACTAACTGCAGTCTCTAAACTCAATGTAAATTTACTGTCTTTACTCAGCTCTGTCACTTTATCCCCCTATGTTTTATGGAAAACCTCCACCACTGTCATCAAAATTATTTTGAACTAACCCTGGTGTTGTCTCTCCCTCTGCGACTATTTTAATCGTTCTATTACTTGTTTCATGTAACGAGCTATGTTGTATGTATTTAAATCTACAATACAACGTACCGCTACCATTAATACTAACAGCAGTACCAAAATTACCAGTACTACTATTAACAGTTCTATATGTAGCACTATTGTTTGGAAATCCTGAAGTAGACGTTGCTACAGACAATCCACCTCTTACTACTCCACTATTTAACGTATAATACACATCTATAACATCGGAAGTAAACCCTGTAAATGTAATACTTCTATTATAATAGTTTGTACCACCTGGATTAGACCCAATGCTTTGTTGACCAGCACTCCAAGTACCATAAGAAGTATTAGTTAAGTCATGGTCATAACTATAAAACTCAGACATTGCATGGGGAGCAGAACCATCTGGTCTGTTTGCCGATGCATTCTCAGTATTTATAGTTGCAACAGTTCCATCTGACAATCCTGTTAAAGATGTATTAGGAGGTGAATTATCTCCTTCAATTTCAACATGTATATCATTAATACTTATTTGCCCTGATGCTGCTAGTGCCATTTATTACTCAGCGTCTCTTATTGCTTTGTATGCTACAATGTCTGCTTCTAATTCAACTACTTTTGCTTCAGCTTTTGTTAACTCTGCTTCTGCTTGTGAAATTGCATCATCAACTGGTTGAACATCAACATAGTCTACCACTGTAACATTGTTACCTGCTGCATTTTGCATTACTCTGGTGTGTTTAATTTCAACTTGCTTTCCCATAGTAGCTGCTGCTTCTGCTGCTTTTTCTGCTATTACTTTTGCCATTTTATTCTCCTAGTTTAGTTTTAAGTTCATCTATTTGAACTTGTTGTTCTTGTATTGCTTTTATTAATACTGAAGTTAGTTTTCCGTAGTCTACAGTTTTGTGAGTATCTTCATCACTATTTAATGTATCTACTTCTACAACTACTTCTGGTATAATTTTTTCTATCTCTTGTGCTATAACACCAATATCATGTTGTCCGTTTCTCTTATCTATCCAGTCAAATGATACTGCTCTCATATCTAACACATCTTTTAATCCATAGTCTAAATCTTTGACATTTTCTTTTAGTCTTGCGTCTGATGCAATGGTACTTGAATATGCTACAACATCGCCATCAAACAATGCATTACCATTAGCATCTACTCTCATACAAACATCTGTCATAGGTGCTGTTGCTGAATTATCTACAGCTCCAGTAGTTAAATTATCTCTACCCCAAAATAAATAATTATCACTATTTAATAACATTCCGTGAGTAGTGGTAGTATTACCAGCAGATTTTAAATAAGTATAATCTCCTAAGGTAGTACCATAAGCATTATATATAATATCGTGAGTAGTAGCGTTAGTCCAACCTGACATTACAAGTCTTAATAAAGCACCATTACTATTTGTTTGTACATAATTAGCTGTTTCTAATTTACTTGCAGCGTATACATTATTTGCCCAAGTATTTGCATATCCATTACCTGTATTTAAGAAACTAAAATCATCGACACCATCAGTTTGAATACGAATTTTATTTGCTATATTACCCATAGTAAATGCAGAACTGCTTGTATGTTCTATTCCAGTAGAATTTAAAGTCGCATAAGTACTACCACCACCAAGAGCTCTAAATACATGACTTCCATTATCGTAAACATTTCTAGAATCTCCACTATCGCCCATAAATATACAGGTGTTACCCTCTGGATTTCTCATCATTAGGTAAGTACCATTATTTTCCATAGATGCTACGTGACCAGTTGGTGTACTCCAAGTATGTAATTTTTGACTAACCCATAAATCGCCACTTATATAAGCATTACCACTTACATCTAATTTATAACTTGCACCTGGTGTTGTCGTGTCTGATTCTCCATATCCAAGTCGCATACTATGTGCTACTGTTAACTTACCATCAGTAGTTAAAGCCATTGCTCCTGCACTTAAACCATGTCCATCATCACACCATAAAAAACCTCTAGTAGATTGGTCGTTCATATTAAATGTCATAGCATATTGATTTGCTAAGCCACCATAATTATTACCTGATTGCATACCGATTGCATAATTACTACTATTCCAAACTCTAATTTTATCTCTACTAGAAGTTGTATTGTGAACAAACTTACCAGTACCATCTGCCATTTTAATTTTACCTGCAGAAGGTAATGTATCAGCACCACTATATGTTGCATCTAGATTTCCAAACGCACTAGCTTCAAAAGATATATCCCAATTATCATTGTAAAGGTCTACATCAGAAACGTATCCTACTTGCACATTACGTACAGTAACTTGTGGATAGCTCCAAGTATCTGCAAGCTCTCCAATATACACAACGTGATTTGTTCCATTGTGTCCAAATCTTACAGTTCTTGCGTGGTTTGCTTTAGGCGTTAACATTAGAGCAGTTTCATTTACCCATTCATTACTACCTGCTGTTCCATATACATAACCAGCTATATAAAATGATTGACTTTCATAAGAAACATAATCAAATATGTCTACCCAAAAAGATACCATATCTGCTGGACCACCACCAGATGGCAGTGTAATAGCTATTGCTCCAGTATGATTACCTTCACTAGTTCTATACATACCTCCACCAGGGTGTGCTATATATCCACCTCGTGTTGTATCAGGTGTATAATCCCATAATAAACCTTTTTCTCTTGTAAGTTTTAAATTACCACCAATAGTTACATCTCCTGTGTCAGTAGCTAAATCAGCACCACCATAAGTTGATAAACCAAAACTAGGAGCATTTCTTGAACCCCAACCAGAAGGTGAACCAATAGCAACTCTTTCATACAACTGTATATATTCACCACTTTGACTACCGACAACAGTACCTCTAATCGTACCAACTTTAATTGCGTGGTCATTAACTTTTGTAAAACTGTATTGCCCTGAAGCTGTATCATTAGCATCACTTCTTAAAAAGCTACCAGACCCTAAATTATTTAATAATGTAGCGTTTGATGCTGTTCCAGTTAGAGATGCGGTAATAGTAGTTCCACTAAATTGTATATAATTAGAACCACTTGTATACCATCTTTGAGTACCGCCAGTTCCACCAAGTGTTTGGAGTTTAAATCCATTGTCTGTATCAACTCTTAAAACATTGTAAGCAGTACCTGAAGCACCTGCTGTAAAAGTTAAAGCACCAGCATTATTAGTATCCCAAGAACCTCCATTATTGAAAGCTGCAAAAAAACCACTTTGTGCCCAAATACGACTTTCTCCTATTGAACCTCTTGGAGTACCATTAGTACACCATACCATTTGATGCCCACCACCCATAGTTCCACCAGTAGTATTATTAGTATGCTTATAAGCTAAACCATAAATACTACCAAAGTCTGCTCCAGTAGATGAGTTTCTATAATTGGCTCCCATACTCCAAATGTGGTCGGTTTTAGTAGAGTCATAAACACCAAATACACCTTTATTTCTTGCCGAAGAAATTAAATCGCCTGAAAACTGGTCATCAGCATCGCTTCTTAGGAATTGTGTTGAATCTAAATTGTCTAATGTTGAAGCATTAGAGGTAGATGGTAATGAGAACCAACTGAATGTTCCATCTCCATCTGATTTTAATACTTGTCCATTAGTACCATCGCCTGATACATTTAACTCATCTGCACCTACACTATTGTCTGTTATTGTTGCTGCATCTACCGAACTAAGTTCTGCTAAATTCCCTAATCCTAAACCAATTCTTGCGTTGTGTGCACTTGTAGCACCAGTACCACCTTCTGCTATTGCTAGTGCAGTTCCAAGAGTAAGACTACCTGGAATATCTACAACACCACTTGAGTTTATAAAAATTCTTTTAGCACCTGCTGTAATCAATGATATTTGGTCATTGCCATAAGTAGCATTATCTCCAAAAGTTATAGCTGCAGGACTACTACCAGTTTCATTTTGATTAACTATACCTCTCAACATAATATATCCTGAAGTTGACATACTTGGGTCTCCAGTCAAAAATGAAGAAGTCGTTCCAGTAGATAATCCAAGATTTGCTCTAGCTGCACTTGCACTTGTTGCACCAGTACCACCTTCTGCTATTGCTAATGCTGTACCAAGTGTTAAAGCTCCAGTAACATTTAATGCTCCATTGACAGTTGCACCTGTATTAGTAGTTTCAAATTTTAAACCATTGTTGTAATAAAGTTTTGCACCAGCATTTCCTGTAAGTACTAATGCATCGTGAAACACACTGCCAAGTGGATTGTGGTGTCTAATTCTAAAAGTATTACTATTTTCTAAAGTTTCTACATCAATAATTTTATTACCATTGCCAGTAAAGTTTAGTTCACCTGTTAAATCAATTTGACTTCCATAAAGAACAGAATCTACAGTAATTGTGCTATCAAAATCTACATGACCAGTAAATGTACCAGTACCTGCAACGTGTAACTTTGTACCAGGTGATGTAATTCCTATACCGACTGAGCCACTTGTTGCTGAATCTCTTTGTATTGTAAGTATATCTGTATCTTCACCACTTCCACTATATCCAAATCTTAAAGTATTTTCTCCTGATGGTGCATAAATAGCAAAATCATCTGTTTCGCCACCTGAACCTTCAAAAGCAATATGAGGGTCAGAAATAGTAGCTGAAGTATGTTTGATTTCAAGTTTACCTGCAGGTGATGCAGTTCCTATTCCGACATCTCCTACAAAATAATGTTCTGTGCTTGAACTGCTACCATAAGTAGCCAATGTGCCTGAATATGGTTTAAAAGCATCTGAAAATACTGCTGTTCTTAAATATGCAGTACCTACTAAATCTAAATCAGCTGTAGGACTTGTTGTACCAATCCCAACTCTATGATTATCTCCAGTTATATTTAATACATACTCTAAAGTACCACTACTATCTTCAGTTCCAAATTGTAGTTTGCTACCATGTGCTTGATTTCTTATTAAGAAATTCCCAGTTTGATTTTGTATCCAAGTATGTGCAGAATCATGAAATAGTTCTAAATCATTACCTTCTCCAATAGATAGCTTTTGATTATCATTTGCTAATTTAACTCTTGCATTATCACTTGCATCTATTCTTATAGCAGTTTTTGCAACAGTATCATCAACGACTTGGAAAAACATATCTTGATTATTTGAACTGTTTTTAATAACCATGCTTCCTGCACCAGCATTTTCAATAGTAAGTCCATCATTAAAGTTTGTAATGTTAGATGTAGTAGAACTCCTATAAAGTCTTAAATCTTGGTTTGCACCTATGCTTAATTGTTGAGTGTCATTAGGTAGTCTTATTCTACCTTCTGCACTTGCATCTATTTTTAATGCAGTAATAGTTTGACCACCATCGTTTACTCTAAGAATTATATCTTTATCTTGTGCATTATTTGCTATATAAAATTCAGTTCCAGTATCTTTTTCTAAATATGTTGCTGCTGCACCATTAAGGTTTACTACTGTATTAGTTCCACTTCCCTCAGTTACTGTTAAAACACCATCTAGAGTTAATGTGCTTCCATCAAAAGTAAGGTTAGATTCTACTGTTGCAGTAGACGCACTATGTCTAGTTAGTAAACCATCAGTAGTAGTTCCTGACATACCAATTGGAACAGTTGAGGATAATATAAACCCAGCACTACTACCATCAAAAACAATAGGCTTACCTGTATCATTCATACCTAAACTTCCTATATTGATAGCAGCTAAATCATCTAATACAGCATCAGAAGCTTGAAGCCCACTAATCCTAGAAGTCACATGGTCATATATTTGGTCACCAGTTGCTAATGTAGTAGCACCGTTTGATACTGCTGCAGTTGTAACTGTAGAACCAGTAATTTCAACTATTTCTTGACCAGATGAATTTGTAGGGTCATGAATATACAGCTTATTAGCTGCATGGTCATATGCTAGTTCATATTGAGCTAAATTACTAGTAGTGGGTGTACCACTACCACGTTTAATTTTAATTACATTAGACATATATCTTTAATAATTACCGCAATCTATGGTTGAACTTTCTAGTGTTGCTTTAAAATTACCATTTGAAACTTCAAAATACTGAGTAGTATCTAAATTTTGCCAAGTAATTTTAGGAGCTGAATTATGTGTTCCTACACGAAATCCTGCATCTGCTACTCCTGTAGTAGTTGCTAATTGTGCATTTGCTGTTATATTACTAGCAACAGTAATCTGCTTATCTGCGACAGCTAAATTTGTTGAATTAACAACAGTCTCTGTACCTCCAACTGTTATATCTCCAGTAATTGTTACGTCTCCTTGTAATGTTATACCACTTGCTATTTGTGTTCCTGTAATTGTTCCATTTGCTATATCAGCTGCTACAATAGTACCTTGAGCAATTTTTGCTGAAGTAACTGCGGAATCTGCAATCTTAGCATTAATAACTGAGTTTGTAGCAAGTTCAGCTGAAGTAACATTTAGAGCTCTAATAGTAGCAGTAGTTACTGCTTCCGAACCAGCTTCTTGATTTAATTTATCGGTAGTAATAGCTTCATTATTTACTTTTGCAGTAGTAACAGCACTATTACCAAGTTTGTTTACTGTTACAGCACCGTTATTAATTTTATCTTCTGTTACTGCATTATTTTCTATATTAGCTGCTTCTATTGCATTTGCTGCTATACTTACTACTCCATTTGTAGCGTCAAAGTCATCATTTACAAAAGCTGCTATACCTTTAGTACTTCCATCATCATCTGCTACTGGTAAAGCTGCTATTATATTAGCTTGAATATCTACTGGTGCTGTTACATCAGAACTGTTTTTTCCACCAATATATAATTTTCCAGCAGACCCGTTATTGTTTAACCAACCCAATTCACCATAATCTAACGAACTAGACGCTCCACTACCTGAAGGTGCTGTCGTGCTATTATAGGCACTCTTTTTAATTAATATTGTATTCGCCATTACACTCTCCTTTTAAAAGGCTCCGCCTTCTATTGTTTCTGTATCTAATACTACACCACTTTCTACACAAAAGTAACCGTGTCTCCCGATACGCTTGTTGTTATCCCTGCTCCCCCCGTTAGGGTCAAAGTCTCGTTGTTTGTAATTTGTGACGTACCAGTATCTCCAGCTGCATTAAATGCACTAAAAGCTGCAGCAGTTGTGTTTTTGTTAACTGTAACTACAGATTGCTTTTTAACTACACTTACTTTGTTGTCGTTTTTAACTACTGTTACACTCATGAGTATGTCACTCTTTCAATTACTTCTATATTTCCCTCTAAATCTCTTGTAGTCTCAGTTCCTATTGTTCTAAATATATCATATATTAAATTATCACCTGGTAAAGCTGCTGTTTGAGTTTCCGTTAAACTAAACACAACTTCACCGTTTGCAAGATTATTTCCACTTTTTGCAAATGTTATAGGAGTTCCACTTATTGCTATTGCATCTGTTTCTGGACTTCTTCTAATCTTAGAAGTAAAAGTAGCATTTGTTAAATTAATTGCTGTCCCTGCTGCATTTGTTAAAGTAACCTCTAAACTAAAATCAACGCCTTGCTCTATAACTAAATTATGTTTTGCTGCTGCCATATTTTCCCCTACATACTGTGTTGATTAATTGAATAATTAGAATCATCTTTACCACGATTCTTGTATTTTTTAGCCATCATTGTACATTCTTTATATTCAGCTTTATAATACATTGCTTGTTGTATTTCTCCTGCAGAAGCGTGTAATTGCTGTAATACTCTGTACATTGGAGCTTCATGAAATTCTGATGGAAAAGAAGGAGATTCACCTAAATCTACTGAAGCTACATTACCCGTTGTAAATCTTAATCCTTTTTTAGCATAATGGATACGTATAGTATCACCTGTTGTTAACTCGCTACTATCAAGAGAAGTTAATTTGTCTTTTACATAATCCCACTTAGCAATAATTAAGGCATAATCTCTTAGAGTATATACTAAATCATTAGTTGGCCAATCAAAATTCTTTGCTACATCTGTCATGATATATCTGTCTCCTCTATAGTGCCTAAAAATCTTTTAATTTTTTTGTTGTTATAATCTACCCTATCAACAGATAATACGTCATCTATAGATAAAGATGTACTAGTTCCCTCTTTTACAAAATCACTAAATAAATATCTTCTTTTATCGTCTGCTGTAACAGTTGCAGTAGCTGTTCCTCTTAATAACTCAATTTCTGTTTCAAATTTATCTAAAGCTCTATTAAGCATTAATCTAATTTGAGTTTCTCCTACTTGAGGAAAACTTTGCTGTATTGTTTCAATCATTTCTTTTTGTGTCATGCTTGTTCCTCTCTCTTACCATAAGAAGCTATAAAGGTTCCTAAAGCACCTTGATACTCTCCTTGTAATAATTGTAAATCTGCCATTTTTAAATTATGTTCTTCAGTATCGTCTTGAAACTCATTTAACTCAGAAATTCTAGCTTTAATTGCTGTTTTTAAAATAATTAAATGTTCTATTTCATCAGGAGCTCCAACAAAATTAGATAAATCATTATCAAATGTAATTGTTGGATAATTTACGTGTTCTACTTTACATAAAGATAAATGAGCTGGCTCTACAAAAACTTTACCACTAAATTTCCAATATACTGGAGATTCTGCTGTTGCTTCATAAATAGATTGAACGCCCGCATCTGTTGAAACATATCTTTGTCTATCTGCATATCTAACTTCTTTTGCTTCATATCCATTACGACTTACACCTAATATCCTAGAAGAAGTTATTGCTGCTCCATTTTGATTAGCATCTGTTGTTTCTACACTCATACTCCATAACATTTCTGGTGGTAATACATTAATAATTTCTTTAGCTGCATCAGTTGCAAATTGTCCAATAGCAGTATTATCTACTACAATATTAGACAATAAGTCTAATAATCTACTCTTTATGCTTGTAGCTCCCATTATTGTATATTTCTTTTACGTGTTAAAAATTTATATCCACCAATAACGCCTATATTCTTTTTTTCTTTAGCTTTTTTTAATTTGCTATCAACAGGTCCATCTTTTTTGTTATCAGTACTATTTTTTCCTTTACCACTTGGATTATAATTGTCTGTCATACTTTTGTTTTTCATGTTACTCTCCTTTTATTTAAAATTCTTTGGGGGAGTATATTGCAACTCCCCCTTGTTTATTTAACTATTAGTTAAATTTAAGTACAGCATGAGTTTCTGGTAAAGAAATTTCAAGACCTGCTTCTGTAAGAACCATGTCTTTTCTTCCATCAACGTCATTGTTTTGTACGTTAGTGATAATTTGTGTGTCTCTTGACTCACCGTTACCAACTAATGGTCTATATGCTACATTGTCCATATCGATTGCTACCGCATGGTTAGCCCATGGTCCTCTTAGTAGAGGTTCCATAACGAAGTTCAATTTACCATATAATGTGTCTATTGAAGTTACAGGTACACCTTCAAAGGTTCCTGCCTTCTTCTCTAAACCTACTCTGTATCCACTGCTAGATGACATAGCATTTCCTAAGAAAGACTGTCCACCTAGTTTGTTTAACCAGTTCATGATATTTCTTGAAGCAAGAACAAGCTTATTACCGCCTGCTGCTGATTCTGGGTCAAAAATATCTGACATAGCGTCAACAAAAGTATCATACCCTGAGTTTGCATATGTAAACTGTTTAATGTTTCCATATGATTCAGTATAAGGTAAAATACCCCATGTTTTACGTAATGGTCCAGCAGCAGCTGATTCATCAGCAGAGCCATATCCAAATAGTAAAGCATTTTCAATGTCCATTTTGTGTTCCATTAGTTTCTCTTGATACACTCTCATGTATTCATTAGCGTCACCTCTGTAGCGTGTAGCTAAAGAAGTTCCTGAAAATAGAGGTACACCAGTTTTAAAGATTTGGCAATAGCCTTCTCTTGAATAAAACTCGTCTCTCCATCCATCAGGAGCTGTTCCACCTTCAGCGTGAGCTGAGCCGATGATTTGTGCTTCTGCATCATCTGCAATCTTAATCAAAGTAGTAGCTATTACATCAGTAATAGTAATAGCTCCACCTGCTTGGGTTTCACTTAATGCTGCGTCTAAACTACCTTGTGTTGCTGTAGGTACTCTAGTAGCACCTAAGAAGTCTGCACTAAGGCCAGTATCTACTGAGTTATGAGAAACTGCTGTAATACGATAATATAAAATTATCGGTGTTGCAGAACCGCCACTTAAAGTCTCAGTACCTTGAACTGCAAATGTTTGTCCAACAGTTGCAAATTCCATTTTAGCTCCTACTCCATCTTTTCTTCCAGTTACATCGTAATCAACATCAAAGTTCTTATCAACTATAGCCATATTAGCTACTGAACCTACTGTTGAACCATCTAAAACTGTAAGAAGCGCTTTCTTTTTAAAGTTACGTCTTTGCCATTGATGTCTTTTTTCAAGAAACTTGAATACAGGGTCATCGGTTGGTTTTTTAGCAACCTTAGAAAGATATGCGAAGAATGGTGAAGAAGCTGGGTTTAACTCGGCAACTCTTTCGCCAAAGTTAAACACTCTTCTAATATCATTAATACTTTCTCCTTGTGGACCAGCACTAATGTTTTGTGAATATATGTTCGCCATAATAATCTCCTATTTAGGGTTAAAAGATGTTACGCTTGTTAAAATCTCCTAGCATAGCATCCATCATTTTTTCTTCTACGTTTTTACTTGGCGACTGTACGCTTGAACCTTGTTGCACCCCTATTGGCTTCGGGATAGACAATTTTTGATTTCTTTGTGCCATTAGTTGTTGTTTCTCTTGAGCTTTTGTGCTGATTTGTTCAGCTTGCGGGGTATTCCCCATGTTCATTTGATGTAACTTAACTAAATTGTCCAAAGACAATGATTCAGGTGAACTCATCTGAGAAACAAAGTCATTAGCTTGTTGAGGAGTATAATTATACCTAGTTTGCAACTCTGTCAAGGTTTCTTGATGTTGTTGTCTAGCAAATTGCTCTTCTTTAGCTTTTGTCATTTGTTCGTCTCTGACTTCATCTTTCTTCATTATAAAATCACTCATCTCTTCTAGATAGCTTTCTTTTGCTTGCATATAGCTAGCAGAAGAACTATCTGGGTCGGCTAAGGCCTCAGAATAATCATAGTCTGCTGGTTTCACGGGCTTAGTAGGTTTAACTAAAGTAGGTTCCTTAGTTTCCTGCTGAGGTTTAACAGATTTAGATGTTAAAACTTCTACTTGAGCTTTTAGTGCTTCCATTTCAGCTTTAGTCTTATCTGCTTGTGATTGCCAGTATTGAAATTGACTATCATCTTCTTTTGCGTCCACATTATCAAGAGCGTTTACAGGTTCACTTTCATTAACAAGGGCTTGCTCTTCTTGAATTACTCCTTCTGTACTAAAGGGGTCTTGTCCTTTTGGAGCGAACACTTCTTCAAAAATGTCTGCTTGCATATCACTCGACTCTACAGTCTGGTCTTGTGAGTTCTCTTCTAATATATTGCTTGTATCTTGTTCCATTTTATTTCCTAACGTTAACTCTCATCTTCCTCAAATAGGCTTTCTGATTCCATTGGGGCTTCTGAGTTCATCAACTGTTGTTGTTGGTCTCCGAGTCTAGCTTTAAATAAACTAGACGCCATATCAGCTCTATTAGACACCTTATCTAATTTTGAACTAAATTTTTCTACTTCTAATCTCTTCTTCGCATGAATCTCTTCACGTGAAGCAGTTTGAAGGTCTCCCTTCACTTTCTTTAATTCTGCTTGCATTGCTTGCATTTGTTGCATCATTTTTTGCATTTCTCCGTTTCTGGCCATTACACCATCTACGTCTACAAGCTCTGATTTCTTTAATACTTCTGTTTGGTCTATTAATCCCATCTTAAACATTTCCATGTAAGTATTTAATAGTGCCATTCTATTTGTTGGAAGGGTAGAACCTGATACTACTTGTATATCATACTTTCCTACACCTATGTCATGAAATTTAATTACTTGACCATTTTCCATTTCTTTATAGAAATTAAAACGTTGTTCTTTTTCATCGCCATTTGGTTGTGTAAGTCTAATAACTTTATCTTCTGTATAAAGTTGTTGTATTAATCCCACTGAAACTCTTCCTACTTGATTTAACATATCTTCTATATCATCTCTACGTGATTTAATTCTTCGTTGTCCAAATTCATCTACAACTATTGTACCTCTATAAGTAGATGGAGCACCTTTACCCCCGCCTTGCATCAACTCATAAATTCCAAAACCGTACTCTAAATCAGATTTTGCATCTGCTTCATTTTTGTATAATTCATTGGGAAGAGGCACTGGACCTGCTACTATCGGTGCACCTAGCTCTGCGTCAAATTCAATAACGCTGGTTCCTGCTCTTCCCCACTCCTCTTCTACCTGTCTTTTATCAACAGAACCTCTTGGGATAAGGAGCTTAACATTTGTACTTGTACTTGCATGAGCAATAATTAATGAACGAATTTTATTAATATACTCTTGCAATGGTCTATAAATTCTTACATCCGACTCAGGAAATGGTGTACGTAAATGTACATTCATTATCGGAACTATAGGATAATCTTCTATCGGTAATACTCTTTGATACAACAAAGAATCACCCACACTAGCAATCATGTGTATCCTAGGAACATCTACAACGTTGCAAGATATTTCTCCTATACCTTTTAATTCTTCTGCTCTAATAGGAATTAAACTTGTTGTACTACCAGGAATAGCATCAGGTGTTTCCATCCCAGGAACTCTAATAGGGTCTCCTTGTTGCATTTGTCCAGTTTGTTGGTCCATCACTGGTTCAGGTAATTTAAAGTGAAATATCGGTCCACTTTCTTCTACTGTTTTCATTAATTCTTCTACAGCTTCTGTTTCCCAAACTATAGACTCTTCTCCTGTAATTTTTCTAACCTTAACATATAACACAGCTTCATATTCTAAAAACTCTTCTTTTGTAAATAAATACTCTCTATCACTAAAAGGTTCAAACACGTTATAATACTGTTCTATAACTCTAGTGTATCTTTCTAAGTATCTTCTAACAGTATGTGCTCTATCCTCTACATCCCCAGGAAATACTTGGTCAGTAGTTTTAGATAAGTTTGTAATAGGGTAATCATCTGATGCTTCAGGCTCTTCTGCAGAATTTTCTATTATATCGCTAAATTCTGGATACATTTGTTTTGCTGCTTCATCAGTCATATAACTAGCATAAATAATATTTGCTGCATCTCTACAAAACTTATCTTTAGAGTTAGGGTCTATATATAAGTCTAATGGATTAATTGCTTTTATTTTTACTTCGCCTTTACCCATATCAGCGTCTGGGTCTTGATAAGTCATCAATGCACCCATACCACCTACATAATAGTCGTCAATAGTTTGTTTTAACTCTAAGTCTCCTTGTGATATATTCCATATGTATTGAAATAAATCAGAAAATACTTTAGCTACTTCTCTATCACTATCTTCTCTACCTGTTGCTCTAAATTGTGGAGAGTTATAAGTTAATAAAGCTTTTGCTGTTTCTACAATAGGGTGGATACGATTTACAACTATAGGAGCTTGACCTCGTTGTTCGAGCATTTCTTGTTGCTCTTTAGTCCATTGAGCTCCTGCTCTAAATTCTATAGACTCTTGAAATTTTTGCGCCCAGGGTTCTCTAGAAGAATTGTATTGCATCCAAAGTTCTTTAGTTAGTTGAACTTCTTCGTTTATTTCCCTATCATCAAAATTACTAGTTTCGTAATTATATACTAGTTTATTTTGAGTCTCTGGTTTGCGACTTTTTGCTTTCTTTTTTTGTATGTCCATGCTCTATCATTATGTAATTTTTTGGTATCTCTATATTTTTTATATTATCTATTCTATTTACAAAGTCGTCAAAACTCATAAGATATTTAGCATTTATTTTTTTTGACATTATCAACTAGAAAATTAAAATAAAAAATATGTAATTGTCAAGGATTATTTATAATAGTCTCCAGTCAACTCTTTTACGCAAATAATTAAACTGTTCTTGTTCAGTTTTTTCTTCTGCATCGTGACTGGGTTTATAAGCATTTTTATTGGCATAGAAGAATCCATCTAGCAAGTCATCGTGTTTACCACGGGGGTAAAGAAGTAATTCGTTTTCAAATGCTTCCATTGTTTTTTTCATATAGACTTTTTTATTAGCAAACAAAGGCTGTAAACTTTCTAAACGATAAGACTTGCTAGTTCTAGGATTTTCTTTTACTTCGAGTCCTGGAATAAACAATCCAAGCTCTTCAGATTTTTCTTTGATGTATTGACGTAGCATTTCTTGGTATCCTACTGATTCAATTCTTGTTTTTGCACTATCGTACATTTTAAAATTATCAATAATAGCATCTGCTAATGCTAGAGGTGTTGCTCTTTTTCTGTAATATGGTAAACAAAATCTGTTATTATCTTTATCAACTGCAATATTAAATATTACACTATAGTCTGCTGTTTTTCTTGTACTACTCGCAGGGTCGACACCAGTGAACACGTTCACAGGTCGTCTCTCGTTTACTTCCTCCCCATTAAGGGTCGTCAGAACGAGGGTCGACAACCCTGCTTGGTCTGTTTCGATGTAACCATCATAGTACTGAAAATCTTCAGGTCTAAAAAGATTGTCTTCATCGCCTACTATTTGACACAGATACTCTCTATAAAATACAGACAACCTATTAATACTTTCTAATTCTTCTTTCTTTTCTTTTAATTTTTCTATAGGCCATACAGGTTCCCATAAAGGTATTCCTTTTTCCATGTCAGGTCTAAATTCTAAATTAGTCCACCCCTTCATACCTTTTAATGTTTCAACTAAGCAGCGTTCATGTTGTGGAGTACCAATAACAGCAATCCTCCCTTTCATAGGGTCTAAGGAAGGTACGCCTGATTGTAACAACCAACGTAAGTTAAACTCCATTGCTTCGGATGTTTTTGTATTTACTTCGTCTTCGGGGTCATCAAGCACTAAAAGAGTAGGTCGTTGATTTCCATGTTTGATACCACGTATCTGTTGTCCTGTACCTTTACATATAATAATGCTGCCATCTTTTAATTCTATTTCATTGTTAGACCATTTACGTGCAGACTGCATTCCCCAGTATCCAAAAAAATATCTAAACTCTTGCGAGTAGTTTAATACATCTTTAATAGTACCAAGTAACTTTGTTGCGTGTGATTGCGTTCTAGATACAAGGACAACAACTTTAACACCTTCGTCAAACATTAAATGAAATAAAGGATATACACCAGCAACTACCGAACTCTTAGCATGACCACGTGGAGCTATGATGTTTACTTGTTTTTTATCAGGTTGATGTAATACTTTTGTAATGTCATAGTGAAACTTAGGAGAATCCTGACTAAACATATTTGGCATTATCATTCTTCCAAATAATAACATATCCGTTTGCATCTTTTTGATAATTGTCTTCTTATCCATTTTCTTTAAACTCTACTTGGATTCCAAAATCTTTTGCTACATCTACAAGTGTAGCTAAAAAAATGTTAAGATTTTTTTTCTTTCCCGATATTGTTAGTTTGACCTTCATCTGGTAATTCCTGTGTTTTAGTTGCTGTTAATTTTTTAGTTTGTTTATCAAAGTTTGCAGATATTTGATGAGATAAATCCATTTCAATCGTATCCGTCTGTGTTTTCATCTTAGGTTTCATATCTAAGTAATCTGACAACTCTTTAGCTGCTTTTATCATATTACCTGGGTCTTCATTTACTTTTGCTACCCCAATAGCATCTTTAATGGTATCTAGTACGTAACCTTCATCAATTCCACGTTCAGTTAGCACATCTTTCATTTTATCCTTAATCATTTGCTTCATTCCTTTAGTTTTCAATAATCTTTTTACCGTTATATCGGGCCTTTCTTGGTCTGGCCTGTACATTTGCCCTAATTTAACAAAATCTGGCTTCTTACCCGTCATTATGTACGCTACGTAAGCATCTAGCACATTCTTTGACCTAGTTTTTTGTAGTTCTAAGTCCATATGGCTCTTTGTAGACGTTCCATGGAAGCTTTTATTCTCCCAATGTGGCATAAATAATAGTTTACTTGTCTTTGTAACCCATTGTTTACCATAACAGTAAGTCATTTCTACACCAGTAGCATATGTATTTACAGCTAAGCACTCTGCAATCCATCCGTCATCAGATAATCCCCACTCGCCTACCTTGCATTTGTTCCAATGCTTTACTGTGGGTGTTTCATGCTCCATTGCATCCCAACCTTCTTCAGTAAATACTTCGTATTCTCGTTCTACAAAGTTATTTATCTTCAGTTTTCTCGGTATCTTTATCATCTAACTCTAATTTTTCTTTTAAATAAGCTGCAAACTCTTCTTTGTTCTCCATATAGTCCATATACTCATTTAAGAGTCTATCTACATTAATCACCATTTGCGTTACTTGTTCTAATCTCATAGCTAACTGGGTCATTACTCCAGTCATCTCTTTATTCGTTAACTTCTCTTTAGCTTTTTTCATTGCTGCCCTCTTACTTAGTATATAAGCTTAGACTTATACACTTACTTTATTAATCTATATATATAAGACTTAATCTCTTTAAGATTAAGTCTGTAAGTCTTTGTATACTAAGACTACATTATGAAGACTAAGTATATACTAAACAAATCCCTACATTAGTTTTTATCAACTGTAGCTATATCTAACTCCATTTCGTCCATAACTGTATAAACTTCAACTTGTGCCATAATAAAGTCATACATGTGTGTAGACTTATCAGGGTCTGAATCTGGCGGGATAACTGCTTTTATCCACTTGCCGTTATTTTTGTCATAAATTTCGATTACTTTTTGTTTTTTTGAAGTCATTACATAATTTAATAAAAAATTTATGTATAACCCTAATAAAATTTCAGAAAAAAAAATTGCCGTAGATTGCGTGCATGAGGTATATATACAACCTACTCCCCCCAATATTGTGTTGAGATTGTTCAATTTGGTTGAAAGTCTTCATTCGTTGACACCCTGGGGGGTGTCTCCTCTCTCATCCTATAAGGTCTCGGTGTTCGCAGGCTCACACATTATTATCTAAGGACTATAAGGACTAAGTAACTAGGGATTAAGGGACTAAGGACTAAGTGCATAGTGACTTTACTTTATGGTTTTTATTATATTAATTATACAACCAAGGAGTTTACAATGGATAGAAAAGTGAAATATGAAACCGAGTTAATGATTAGTGAGATGATAATATATTGTCTTGAGTATATTAAGGAAGAAGAATATGCAAGACAATGTGAGATTGATGTAATGCAGAGTGATTTCTATGCAGATGGTTGGTGTTGTAGTAAGTGTATGGATGATGAGATAGCATTAATGCAAGACACACCATATATGTCCATTGAACCAGCATTAGCATAGATATATAATCCCTACTTATTACCTAGTGTAGTAGGTAGGGATAAACCCTATAAAGACTTTTCTTTACGGTTTTTATTTATTAATTTAATCAACTACTCTTGAAAGGAGTAACCTATGAAATTATCAATTCCTGAAAATCTATATGCATACACCAAAGATGAATCAAAAATCATTGAAGGTGGAATACTATATGCGAACCATCTACTAAAGATGGATGAACACAGATTTGCAGACTACTACGACATAAACATTATTAACTATATAGACGATAATCAATTTCATTATTTATTAGCTATAGGTAAAAGCGATAATGATATTATAGAATATGCCCGTAAATTAGCAAATCAACACATACAAGTATTGGTAAGTGAAAGCTATATACCACAACCTATAGACAATACCTTTATTGAATCTGATTTACCATTTTAAAGACTTTATTAATTAAAAGTTACCTTCTACCAAAAAGAGAGCAATATTTAAAGCATTCAGTTTAAAGCCTGAGGTAGTGACAATTCCATTATATTACACGACGGTGTTGAGATGAGTGGGTAACTTTTAATATAAGTCTAAGAGAAAAAGACTTTTCTTTACGGTTTTTGTTTATTATTAATTAACTAAAGGAGTATCATTATGAGTATCTATTCATTTACAATCAATAACAGCACTACACAAGTTAGAGCTTCTAACTTATATAATGCTTTGAATTTCATTAAATCATTACCAGTATACAGACAAATGACTTTGTCTGAGCAAATGGAAGTAAAAGTTAATAGGGTGTCCTCTTGAGGTGCCCTATTATCTACAAAGAAGACTTAGTTAACTATGTCCATAGTATCAATACATCAGTTCCTAAATACAAGATAAGAAAGAAAAAGATGGGACAATTAATACAAATATGGAAAAGTCAACAACAAAAGTTTTAATAAAAACCCAAAGCCAAAGCAATAGGAATATAAAGATTTTTCTTATTGCTTTTGGTTTTTTGTTAAAAGCATTTAAACATAAAAAATAACATAAAGGAAAAATAAAATGATAAAAGTAACACACCCAAATAATAAAGAACAAGTCCTTGCATATGCAGATGTGCAAAAACAAGATGGAACTAAACTTGGATTAGATGACATCAAAACCAATAAATACACTTCATTAAAAGCATTTGTTCGAGGAACAAAAATAGAAAACTTTGAGGGACACGATGCCGAAGAAGGCACACCTGAAAATGTAGCATATTTAGCATTCATCGAACAAGTATCAACTAAAATGACACAAATTGATTCTAAATTTCAATTTAAAACTCATTTTGGAAAAGATACAACCAATCAAGGACTATTCTTTGCAATGGATGATTCCATATAATCAAGCGGGGGGCTTCGGCCCCCCTCAACTTTAAAGAAATGTGTTCGTAAACTCACACGTCTAATTGTATCAAGGGCTTCGCCCGATACTTGAAAAGGTATACACTTAAACATCCGACTTGCTTAAACATTCGACTTGCAAAACATTCAGCTTTTTCTTAATGATTTCTTTTTTTTAGCATATGTCCAATATATGGACTTGTGCTTATATATTGCTTAAACATATTATAATCATTTCAGTCGTATAGACTATTTTTTAATGATGAGACTTCGTCTCGTCTAACTTTTTACAAGACTTTGTCTTGTGGTATGATAGGAGAGTACTCCCTTCTGAGATAACCAAACCACGACATAGTGTGCCTAATATAGAAATATATCGGGGCGGACACGGTGCTAAAGTGTAATACTACAAGACAATATATTCATAACCTATAGGAGGAATAACAATGAATAGATATAAAACATACATAATGTTACTAGCGTTTTCGTTAATAGCATATGTAATGTGGGTAACAGCAACATATAAACCAGTTGCTAACACTACTCAAGTATCAAACTATACACCAGAAAAAGTGTTAAATAGTGAAATACCTGAGTCACCTGAACTAACACCTGAAGAAAAACAGCAGGTTCAGGAAAACATCAAACTTCAATACAAAGTTATAGAAGATACAATCGATGTTAAGAGAAAATCAGTAGAACAAATGCGTAACGATGTGCATGAAATCTTAGATGAAATAGTCGAAGAAGATAGCACAGTTGTTATATCATTTAATATGTCCTACGAACTACAATAAGAAAAATAACAAGATAAAGTGGAGTTTTATTGTTCCCTAGTTGAAATATCAAAAGGGTTTTTGTTTTCTCCACTTTATCACCTAACAATAAAAGGAATACAATATGGATAAATTTCCAATAGACGATAAAACAATAATTAACACGATACAGTTTATGTATGGTGAAGATGTTAACAAGATAGAAAAACAACTTGTAAATGATGTTATATATGTAGTATATTACAACAGTAATAATGATGAAATATATAGATTATATTACGAAGATGTGGATGATGCAAACAAAGCTAAACAAGCATATGACAATGCAATGGATTTAGCAGAAAGGTACAGATAATGATAAATAAAAATGAAGATGGTAGAGAAGTAGACAATATAATATATATAGATACTAATGGAACAGAAATAACATCTGATAGGCAATACACTAAGTTTCCATTCGATGTAAGAGAACTTATGTTCTTAGAAAAAGGCAATGAAATGCTTAATGTAAAAAATCCATTCAGTGGAGAACAATATTTATTATCACCAGTAGAAGAAAGTGTCTACTCAGTGATAATGGGAGCACAAATGATGCCTGGATACGAACAGAATAACAGATTAATACAAATGGTTCGTGATGGGTTGAATTGGTTTAGAGACAATAATGCAAAAGCATATATGGCTCTATTAGATTAATAATAATAATAATAAAATAAAGGAGAGTAAAATGGCTAAAATTGACAGAGCTATGTATTTCATAAATAAAAACGACACACAAAGTGGGTCAAACATCAAAGATGTATCAAGGCAATTCTTTCTATACTGGAAACTATGTAATCTATACAGAGTAAATACCAGAAATATGGATGCAGAAAACATCTTTAATGGGTTTACACAATTACTAGACTATACCGAAAGAAATAGTTGTAAGGATTTATATGTAAACAACGAGATTGGTGTAGAATCGAATGTAGAAATTCAGTTTGAAACATATGATGTAAATGTAAGTGCTAATTCAGTAGCAATCGATAATCTAAATGAAGTTGCATTCAATGACGAAGAGTTTGAAGTTGATGAAGAAATATTTCACGATGATATATCACGAGAAGCTCAAGACTTTGATTGGTATGTAGAAAGTTCAGACAATAGTATTGACTGGACTTCTATTGAATCTGATTTAGTAGAACCTCTTGACGATATAACACTAGTTTATATGTATGATGAATCACTAGATATACATTCATCTGATGTAGATTTGTTTGTTAAAAATCAAATGGATGCTATTTATCAAAATAACGATGGTATGACAGAGGATGCATATATGTCATTTATGTTTGGTGAGTTAAAAGCTCAGCTAGAAAGACGTAATGCACCACCAGCAGTTGATGAAAATACAGGTGAACTAATTAACTAATGGATAGACAGTTGTTAGATACAGCTATAAGGAATGTGGCTGCTCGACAAGGGCAGTCATATTGCCTGTATCTAAATAAACATAGTATCTTTGGTATTATCAATGAAGATGGAAATTTCGTATTAGATTATGATGGTATGGCTCAAGAGTTTGGAGAAGAAATTAGACTCTTAGAAATAGAACTAGCAGAATTACAATACGATAAACATCAACAAGATAGAATAGATTATGGGGAAGAATATGACCCAACATCTGAGGAGGTATCATAATGGGATTAGACCAATCAGCAGGTAAATGGATGCAAATGGAATGGAGTCATCTTAAAGATAAAGAAACAGGTAAGCCTAAAACATACGAAGACTATGGTCCATACTCTTGGCGTAAACACGCTAGGTTACATATGTTTATGCAAGAAGCTTATCATCTTCAACATCAAGATGCAGAACCAGAGGAAGTACATCATTTTACAGAAGTAACTTTAGATAAAGAAGATATTAATAGATTACAAGAAGCTATTGATACTAGTTACATAAAATACTTTTGTGAAGGTGGATTCTTTTGGGGACATGAGTTTCAAGAAGATAGTGCAAATTACTACAAAGAACAGGATTTAGAATTTGTAGAGTTTGCTTCAAGAGAGTTAGCCAAAGGTAATACGATTACATATCGTTGCAGTTGGTAGAATAAAATAATTAAGGTAGTGGATGTCTAGGCAGGTAATACTAGTATTGCTAAAGCTACCTTAATAATTAAGGTAAGCACGATTTTGGTAAGCTTTTAAATTGATACCAACTAACAAAGCCTTAATAGAATTAGTCACATTACAGATGGTCCAGCAATGGAATATTCTGAGTGGCTTAAATCAGAATAAAAGCAATAATTAACAATAGCCTTATTGATTAATCATTAATAAGAGGAAAAAGTAAATATGCATATTACTTAATCCATTATTGCTTTAGTTCTGAATAATAATAATAAAATAAGGAGAGTATAAAATGGGAAGATATTATAGTGGAGATATAGAAGGTAAGTTTTGGTTTGGAATACAAGCATCAGATGATGGTGAGTTCTTTGGTATGGAACCAAATACAAGCTTTATAGACTATTATATAGATGATTCTGATATGGATATAATTGAACAAGGACTTAAAAGATGTAAAACACAATTACGTGGTCACTTGACTAAAATGAATAAGTTCTTTAATGGTAAACATTCATATAGTGAAAAACATTTGTCAAAAATCTTAAACGTAAATGAAGAAGCTACTCATGACTTGTTAGTATGGTATGCAAGATTAGAGCTTGGTAAGAAAATACATGAACAAGTATTACGAGATGGTTCTTGTTATATGAATGCGGAGTTGTAATGAATAAAGGATATGATAAACATTTCAATCCTACATTAGAAAGCACTAGTTTCGAAGAAAGATTAAAAGATTTCAAAGAAATTGGTGCTTACTCTAAAAAAGGAATACAAGAACGTGAAGACTTTTACAAGATATATGGTAGAGGTTGGTGGTGGTTTAACGATGTTAGTTTTGCACCTAAATATAAAGATAGCTGGATAGAACAATTCAGAATTAACAGTAAGGAGAGAGATGATGAATGAAGATAAAACATGGAGTATAGAACACGAAGGTCCATTAAATAAAAATAATATTGTCTTTAAAAGAGGATTAGTAAACAAGCCTAAAGATATGGATGATATGTGGGTATGTGATTATTGTGGTTCAGAAGAAGTATCACAAAGTGGTTGGGTTAATATAAATACAGAAAAACTTAACGACTTTATAGAAGACAGTAGTTTCTGGTGTCATAATTGTAGTGAAGAAACATCGCCAATGACATACTTTGATTGGACAGAAAAGATTGCTGAAGAATGTATGGGCAATAAAGATAAATATGATAAAATAATGGACGGGAGTCGAGCATGAATAAAACAGAAGCGCTAAGACCAGGAAGTGGTAAAGCACATTGCAGAGGATTATCTAGAAAAGATTATGCTGTTGCAAATAGAATGATGAAAAATGGAATAATAACAGAAGCTGAACTTATAGAAGCAGGAAAAATACTACCAAAAGGTGTACAAGGTCCTGGAACAAGTAAAGCTTATAAATGGTTTATGGAAGCTAAGGTATGATTACAAACAATTATAGAATCTTAGAAAACATAAAATCAAATCTAATGATGGTAAGAGAAGCACTGGATTCTGAAAAGATAGTCAAGAACAGACACTTTATAACAGATAGATTAATTGGTGACATTGCTAGTAGATTAGATGTTGGTGCTAAACGCTATGGCGAAGAAGTACCAATAGAAGAAAGTGATGGTAGAGATATGGGATTAGAAGCATACGAAGAATTATGTGATGCAGCAGTATATCTATCATCATTAACATTAAAACTAAAGCAGTACAATGGTGATGATGAGAAGTTAAAGAAAGAAATAGCTTCTATAAATGGTGTATTTTTCTATATACTATATCAAACAGTTATTTTCTTAAACTCATACGAACCTAAAAGATAAACTAATTATTGGATTAGTGAGTTATTATATGTAACTTACTAATCTAATAATAATAATAAAGGAGGACTTATATGAAGTTCAAAGGTAGAGAATATACCGAAGTAAAAGATAGACTTATCGCATTCGCAGATGAGTTTCCACAAGCCTCAATACAAACAGAACTTGTAAGTGTTAATCAAATTATTGATTCACCTACAGGAGAAACGTGTAACGAGTATGTTGTAAAAGCAACAGTAATACCAAATCCACTACAAGAACCAGAATGGTTTTATGTAGGTCATGCAGCTGAACGTGATAATACAGGATTTGTAAACAAAACATCAGCACTAGAGAACGGAGAGACATCAGCAGTAGGTCGTGCATTAGCATTTGCAGGCTTTGGTGGTGACTTTGCTATTGCTAGTAAAGAAGAAGTAGATAATGCTAAAGCAAAACAAAAAGTCATTAATCCTACTATCAAATCATTAGAAGCTATGGACAAGCTAGCTAATTCAGGAATACTATCAGATGAAGATGTATTACGTTATAAACAAAAGCGTGGTGCAGGATTCTTTGATACCAAACTAAAAGTCCAACAAAGTACAGAATACTTTGAATCATTAACTAATAATAAAGGAGCTAAATAATGGCTATAACAGGAACTAGAACACCTAATAACGCAGGTACAAAACAAATGAGAAATTTCTTTGTAAATAATTGCACAATCGAAAGTGCAGAACAAATTGATTCTCCTTACCATGATTGCAGCGTTCACATCAAACTTACTGATACAAGTAATGGATATAACTATAACTTATTTGTAAATCAAAACTTTGAAAAAGATATTGCAGGAGTAGTAACTGAACTTAAATACCCAGATAACTTAAATGTATTACACGTATCTTCAGGTACAGAACTTGAAGTGTCTGATGCAGGTAAAGTAAATCTAACACCATTAGTTGGTAAAGATATTGCAGTTATTAACTATTTATCTAATGGTAAATACAAAAAACAAATTTGGCAAACAACAGGTTCAATAAATGACCCTGAAGCTTTACAAGCTAAATTTGAAAAGTCAGTAGAAGCTGGATATCCAAAAGATTTTATTGGATATACATCTAATGCAGAAGAGGTAAATGACTTGAAAGCAGAAATGCTTAAAGCTGTTACACCAAAATCTGATGGAATGCCATTTTAATGACATCTGAAAAGATAATTATTAAATGGTTGTCTAGTCGTGTTAATTCTTCAGACCCGTGGTTTTATTCTTACAACTTCGAGTCTGAAGTTCCGACATATGGTAGATTAGCACATCAAAAAGTACACACTGCAAGTACATATTCAAGAGCATTTAGAAAATTACGTGAAAGTAATACTTTAGAACGCTATGGATTAAAATTAGAAGAAATAAAACATAATGATAATGGAGCAATAAAAGGATGGAAGATAATCAAAAGTACGTAGAGTATGTCGAGAATAGCATCTCTAATAGAAATCAAATTATTCCAATAGAACTTTATCATAATGCAATAAAACTTACTGCGTTTACAGAAAAAGAAAGTTATGGCTCTTACTATAGTCACGATAAATCTTTGTATGATTATGTAAACAAGAACAGTAGTTTAAAAGGATATGAAGGGTTAGTTTATGTAGATAGACTAATCCTTGATATTGATAAAAACGGATTAGATGATAACGAGTTATATGAACTTGTAAAAAATCATATAGGAGAATGTATAGAATTTGGTATTAAAGAAAAACATATAAATCTATGGTATAGTGGAACAGGTTTTCACATAGAACTATTAGATGTATTTGGATTTCAACCAGCAAAAAATATACACGAAAAAGTAAAACAAACATTAACAAAACACTTTAGTTTTGCAGATAGTATTTACGATAAGACTAGAATTATAAGAAGTAATTGGTCTTATAACACTAAAACAAAAGCATATAAAGTATATATTCCATTAAAATATATAGATGATTTATCAATGGAAGATGTAATAGATGCTGCTCAATCAGAAGAATCATACAAATACTATACCGAAGAATACAATGATTGGTTTCTTGAACTTAATAAACCAGGCGTAACAATAGAACCTTATTTACAAACACAGGTTGTAGATGCACCATTTGTTATTAAAAAAGCAATCAATAAAACATCAGAAACAAGTTCTGTTGTAACTTGTATGCAACACGTTTTCAATGAAGGTCCACTAGAAGGTTCTAGGCACCAAAAAGGAATGCGTATAGCTTCGTCTTACAGACGTGCAGGTATACCATTTCTTGCTACATTAGCATCTTTATATGAGTGGAATGGTGGAAGTATGTCTGATAATCAAGTATCTAGAATAGTAAATGATATATATGAAGGAAACTATCAATATGGATGTAATGATATTATTATGTCTGAATATTGTGACACTAAATGTATTTACTATAAAAACAAAAACTATACTTTAGATATAAAAGGTATAGATGAGTTAGAAGATGCTTTTACAGAGTATATTCAAAAAGACTTTGCTAAAAAGTCTATTAATATGGCTAATATATTTCCAGGATGTATGCCTTACGACCTTAAACCAGGAGAATTAGTAATATTCTCAGGTGACACAGGTATGGGTAAAACAGCATTGGTACAACATATTGTAGCTAAAGCTAAAAGGGATACTTTGTTTCTATCATTAGAAATGAATGAGTTCTTAACTTTTCGTAGATTTGTTCAAATTGTTGCTAAGAAAACAAAAGAGTGGGTAAATAATACATATCTTTCAAATGAAAATACTTCATTTAAAGAGTTGTTATCACATATAAAGATAATGACAGTACAACCACAAATTGATGCAGTAAAACGCATAGTAGCAGAACATCAACCTAGTGTGTTAGTAGTAGATACTACAGATGAACTACAAGTTGAAGGATATAGAAATGATATTCAAGAACAAAACATGAAAATAGATGCACTTAAAAGTATCGCACAGAAAAATAATACGTTAGTATTAGCAATACATCATATTAACAAAAGTTCAGCAACATCTGGGCAACTAGGAATACACTCATTAAAGGGTTCTTCTAACGTTGTGCAAAAAGCAGACAAAGTTATTATGATTAAAGGAGCAGATAGAGATGATAAATATAGATTAGTAACTTCTGTTAAATCTCGTGACGAATCACCTTTAGAAATACTAACTAAGTTTCATTACGAAACAATGACATATGAAAGGATAGATAAAATAGATGATAGATAACATAATAAGACTAGAAACTATGCAAGAGGATAATCATATAATGCAAAAAATTATATTATTATCAATATTTAGCATTGGTGTTTTTATATCAAGTAAAAGCGGACAACACTTGTCGTTTTCATTTGGTATAGGACCAATAGAAATGGAATGGAGTATAAGGCTATGGCTCACAGAAACAAAATAAGAGGTAATAACCTTGAACGTGAATGTGTAAATATAGCAAAAGAAGAAGGGCTCTCTGCAAAGAGGGCCTACGCTTCTGATGGTAGAGCACTAGGAAAATCTGAAAAAGTAGATTGTATGGTAGAAGAATACTGTATACAAGCTAAAAGAAGAAAGAAAGTAGCACAATGGTTATATCCAGAGAATCACGCTGAAGATGTAGATATTGTAGTTACAAGGATGGACCGTAAACAAGCATTAGCTGTATTACCATATTCCGAATGGATAAGATTAATTAAAATAGAAAAGGAGCATAACAATGGCACAAGCAAGTCTAACAAGTAAAGAAGTAGCAGAATTAATGAAAGCAGTGTCGCAGCTTGTATCAATAAAAAGTATAGTAAAAAATGTAGATGTAGAAACATTAACAAACATATTATACAAATTTGAAAACGCTGGTAAATCTGATAAAGAAATATTTAGAGCATCAGAAGATTCGCATGATAGCTTTCAACCTAGAGTAGGGAATTGTGAGTGTTGCGATGATTAAATTTAGTAATGAAGAACTATTGATAATAAGGTCTGCTTTACTTAATTTTAAAAAAGCACCATTTGTATCAGAAGAAGAACAAGAGGTAATAAAAAGAATTATTAAAAACATTTTTGATAATTTGTTTAAAGAAGAAAAGTAAAATATTATTCCCCTTCAACAATGCGACTTAAAAGGAGTCGAGTGGTTAAGTCCACATTACCTTTAGTTAATGGTTATCTACTAAAAGATAAGATTGCTTGTAAGTTAAGCTATCGTATTGCTAATTGGTTGGCACTAAATTAGATAACGAAGGGGAATAAAAAGGAGAATATTATGAAGCATAATAATGATTTTAGATTTGATTTAGATTACGGCAAAGAAGGTGAAGGCATGTTACACAAAATGTTAACTGGCAAAGAAGGATATAGAGTAGAAGTGAAAAGAGATAGACAAGCTTATAAAACAAACAATTTATACTTTGAATATGAATCCAGAAACAAACCTTCTGGTATTGCTAATACAAAAGCAGATTATTATGGTTATTTTATAACCGATACCTTTTGTTTTATTATGAAAGTGGATGTGTTAAAAGAAAAACTACGACATTTAATAAAACAAAATAAAGTAATTAATCACAAGCAACCTGGAGGTGATAATAATACATCTCTTGGAGTATTGGTAAGTATAACAAACTTTATGAAAAATTAATATGGAAAAAGATATTAAAGAAATTGAAGTTAATATAAACGAAGAAGGACAGGTTCAAACATTCAAAAATGACTATGGAACATTTTATTTGTATAATATTGATTATTTACCTAATGGTAAGATACACATAGAAAAAGCGTTGCAAACATTACGTTTTCACCTAAATAAACTAAATAATTAAAAAAAGGCTCTCTAAAATAGCCCTAGAAGCTCTTAAAATAAATTTAACGACACAACATTCGACTAAATTTAGATAGTTCTGTGAGGGTTAAATTAGAGGTGAAAAGGGGGCTCTATCTAGGTCTTAATCTTCTAATGACATAGAATCTTCTAATTCTTGCTGTTTATCAGCTTCATCACGTTTATTTGTAACATATTGTCCCATTCTATGTATTGGAACACCTGTCATAAAGTCTACAGTCATTTGTGGTGATTCATATGACCTATGTATATCCCTTACTAATCTACCAAATGGAGCAAACGTTGCTAATTGGAATTTTACAAAAGAATCATAATCACCTGATGCAATAGCATTAATAGGTGGTAAAACATATCTCATAATAGGTGGCGTAACTATTTGCAAAGGAGCAAATGATGTAGTAGGCCACTGACTAAAGAACGCTCTTTCTCTTTCTTTTTCATCACCAAACAACCATTGAGCTGTATCTTGCATCCAAGACATAGGTGGAGATAGTGAATACTCAAATATAGTAGATGTAAACATTGCTGCTAAAGACATTGACATTAAATCAGCAGTTAGTTGTCGTTGAGCTATCTTACTGCTATTAGTAGTATTACTCCACTCAGTATACTTAGCACCTTTAAATATTTGTCTTCTACGTTTAATACTATTCCAGGCATAAGGATGGAAACGTGTCATAACACGACCCAATGAAGTATTAGAATAATTACTTCTGAATGCTGAGTGATAAATAAACTGTGAAGACTCAATACCTTTTTTAGCTATATGCATTAACATAGGAGAGTTATACTGTAACTCAGATGTTAAAGGCATCATAACATCTCTAGCATTTAAATAATGTGCTAATGCTGCTGTACGTCTTAATTTAATTTCAGTAGAACTCATAAACGTACCACCAAATTGCACAAGAGCATCAATTATTCCATATTTATTACCTATTTCCATTATAGTAGCTTTTCTAATTTTATCAAATTCTGTTGGATTGCTATCTAATAACTCTTTAGTTTTAGGTTCAAATAATCTGTTTATTACTTCTTTAGCTGCTTTAGCCATATCAGCATCTCTAAATGTTTTATTAATACCTGCTTGTTCAATATACATACCTTCTAAGAAACCTTCTTGAGATAACCACGTTTCAATATCTTTAAAACTTTCAAATGTTTTTTCTACAGTTTCACCAGTTCTTGGGTTTTTAGTTTTAAATTTTGCTCCCTTAAACACTGTATTAATTAAATAATCTTCATTCATTGCTTGTCTAAAAGGCTGCCATCCTGTGTCTGCATATATATTTTGACTACCACCTAACAAGTTTGTTATAGCTGTTTTAGGGTGAGAAAGCAAAGCTAATAACTCCCACTTACCTTCAAAGTCACTAAACTTCTTAGCTTTACGTGCTAATGCAATACGTCTTGCATCTTCTGAAACTTTTTCCATTTTACCTGTTTCTGGATTCTTAACCATTCTTAAGTCTCCGAATATGCTAAATTCACCTTCTTTATAACCAAACAGTCTACCAATTCTTTCTTCTGCACTACGTATAGTATTCACAACAGCTGCATCTGAAGTAACATGATAGAATGTACCAAACCTATTTATCTTGTTAATGTTTTTAACATTATTGATTTTATTAACTTCGTTCATACGATAGTTTTGAATAGCATCTCTAAGTTCTTTACCTTTTAATTTTGTACCTGCTTTATGATACCAATAAGAATCAGGAGCAATAAGGGTGTCTATATCTCTTAAGAATTGTTTGTTTCTATAATTATTACCAATCTTTCTAGCTATTTTACTTTTATCTAAACCAGAATCTACATATGCTTGTAATAATTTCTTTTCACCTTTAGTTATACCAGCAAGTTCAATGTTACGCATACTTGTTAATCCCATCATATTTTGTAATGACTCTCGCATATATCCTGACCAAGCATCTGTTGTATCTCTATCTTTTAAAGCATTTGTCTTTTGAAACTTATCTATTAACATTGTACTTCTTAATCCTACTAATGTATCTATGTAAGATTTAGAGGATGCTTTTACATATCTTGACAAAACATTCAAGTCTTTACCAAAACCAGGTATAGTATCAGTACCTTTTCTTTTTTGGTGTCCTGCCATAAATGCACCTATTACATTATTTTTATTACCACTAACCATTTGTGTCATATCGTCTGCCATACCAGCGTTTTCACTTCTCATACGTTGCATACTAATATGAATATGGTCTGATATTTCAGAAAAATATCTATCTTTAGCTTCTATTAATGTTTTATATCCTTCATATCCAGCTAAATGTTGAGCTTTAATGTGTGGAGGTAACTGATTTACACTCATATCTCTAATCTTTTTTTGTGCCTCAGCTTTTAATTTTATTACATGATTATCTATATTTGATTTATTTTTCTTGAACTGATGATGGTTAGTAAATGTCCAATAGTTAGTAGGTCTACCATTAGCATCAGTAATAACATCTACAAATTGAGGTCTAGTAAACTGTCTTAAAGCGTTTGCTTCACGTTTAATTTTGTCTGTAATAGTAGAAGGGTCTTTAGGGTTAAAATCAGGATACATAAATTCACCCTTTGAGTTCTTAATATTTTGTATGCTTTTAATAAGTTCGTATTCATACTTATAAAACTGCAATTCATTCATACCAATAAGATTGTCCATTAATTCAACCCTACTAGCATTACCCATTTTCATATCTTTCATTAACTGCTGTACTTTATTTGTATCTAAGAATCCATTAGTAAGTACTCTTTTTTTAGCACTTTCTTTTAAATCTACTTTACCCTTAACACGCACAGTGTTTACATTGTATATATTTTCTACAAACTGTTGATAAAAATCTGTAATACGATTGTTTAATACATCTACCATTTCTTTTGGAGTTACTTTTCTTTCACTACCTTTACCAGTTTCATCTAGTATTCTAAATTCTTTATGTTCTTTAGTCATTCTTTCTATTTCTTTTTGACTTCTTTCATGAGCAATTCTCATATCAGTTCTAGTGTGCTTTTCAAATTTTAATCCACCATATTTTCCATTTCCTTGTGCATCAGCATCGTATATTCTTGCATTAACTGCTGCTTCAACTAAAATATCTTTTTCTGATTGTAGCCTTTTGTCACCAGTATTAAACACGCTAAAAGATTCTGATATAATATCTTCAAAGTAATCCTGGAAAGTAGAAGCAAAAGTATTACCAAAGTCTACTTGCTGCCTAACAATCTCTAATGTAGAAAGAGGTCTAGTCATACTCTTTTTAGTAATAACATATTCACCATCTTTTTTATCTAATACAGGTATGTTCTCTACATATGTTTGTAACATTTCTTTAGCACGTAAAGCTTTACCAGCACCTGCCGTATCTGATTGTTGTAGATAATAATGCCACATTTTATCTATAGGACTTTTAGGTACGTTTTCTTTATTAGACCAAAACTCATTACCAAATACATTCTTACCAACTTTGTTAGCATACTTTTTCATTTTGCCAATCATAGAATCTCTGCTCAAATAAACATCTTTAACATAATTATTAAAGTATCTTAAATCAGATAACATCATACCTTCGAATGGTTTACCTACTTCTGGAAGACCAGTTAATCCTACCATTTTACTGAAGTATGTAAAGTCACCTTCAATAGCAACTGCAATATCAGGGTTCTTTTCAATAGCATCTGTTAATCTTTTTATTTCATATTCCAAGGATTCTGTAATAAGAGTTTTTTCTCTTACTAATTTACCTGCTTCTAAACTTCGCATCTCAATAGGGGTAACTTCGTTTTCTAAATATTCGAACTTTTCTTTATCAGTCATCTTATTTAACTCTACTTCTGCTAATCTTTTAGCACTTCCTACTATGTCAGCTTCAGTCATATTAAATATATTTTCTATCAAATCTGCTTGTGATGAATTTTCTGCAATAACAAAATCTTTAATAGTTTCTTTAACATCTTGTAATTTCTTTACTACTTCTATTTTAGGTTTAATAGTTACTTTTTCTTCTTTTAATATACCTGAATCTTTTAATTTTTTCTTTACATTCTTATTAACAAAATCTCTAACTATAGTATTTTCTGATACTTTTTCTTTTGCAGGCACAGTGTCAATGCTGCTTATATCAGACTTAATATTATCTGTTTTAATTAATACTATATCTCTATTAACAGTTTCACCCTTAGTTAATATGTCTTTCATTCCTAATAAAAATCTTCTTTTATGTGCTAAAGGAATAGCATCGCTTTTTAATAAATTAGGTCGTTGTACTTCTATTCTTCTTGCATGGTCAAACAACTTTACTAATTCTGTAGTGTTTATATTGTTAATTCCATTTTTTGTAATGCTATCTAAAGTTTGTTGTATTTTTTTATTATAATTACCTTCACTAGCATTAAACTCATACTTAGTTTCACCAGTAACTTTATCTACGTTTTTACGAGAACCACCAGATGATGCTCTCATAGCGTCTATTGTACTTTTTGTAGAAGCACTAATCCCTTCTAATGTAATTCCATAATCATTTAAAAAACTATCTTTAGGGTTTCTTATTCTATTGTAATACGATGCTACTGTCTTTTGTGTAGTAAATATATTAGACAATAAAGCATTACTAAACATCTCACTAAATATATCAGTAACCTCTTTATTTAAAGTTTTAACTTTATCTCCTACTAAAACTTTTCTCATTTTTCCAGTACGATATTCTCTAGCAGCAACATCTATATCAAACTCTTGTGTTATACCATCTTGGTATGTCAATTCTTTTACTTTATCTGCTAATTTTAATTTATATGCTACATCTATTACTTCAGATATTTTATCTAAACGAACATTATCTTTCATGCCCATAGATTTTAAAGCTTCTCTAGCCTGTGATGCCTGTACTTCAAAATTTAATAAACCAGTTAACTTCATTACTTGTTCTGTTAAATACCCCTGGTCATATCTCATACCTGATTCTGCATTTTTATCTGTTAAAATTTCGGAGTAAATGTCAAAAATTTCTCTTAATTCAGTAGGGCTTTTCTTTAAACCGTTTATAACCTTAGAGTTAATACCATCTGTAAATGCTAATAACTGAGGGTCTATTATACCTTGTTTTCTAAGATACATCATTGTTTCAGATGAACGAACTTTATCTAAAGCTCTTAAAATATTTAATGTATAATCAGCAAAAGAAGCGTCATTTAAAGGTTTAACATTAAAACTAAGTCTTTCAAAAAACTCACCTCTACCAAAATTTTCTGCAATATTTAATGCACTATCTGTATATCTTCTTCCATTTCTAAGACTGTAAGTATATTCACTTAAATAATTTTCAGCAATATCTGTAATAGTTCCAATGTCAGTTTTTTCTCCACCTTCATTGACTCCTCTTTTTAATGCATTTAAAAACTTTCTTCTACTTCCTAATGCGTCATAGATTCTTAAATCTGTATTTATGTATGCTATATCTTTAAAAGCAGCACCCATTCTATCTCCACCAGGTTCATACTCAAATTCTAATTCTGCTTTATCGTGATTTTTCCAAACAGGTTTTCTTTTTAAAGCGTCTTGTACACCTAATTCAGACATTTTTGATTTTATTTCTAACACTTCTGCATAATAATTTGCTGGTCTTTCATTAGCTGGAATTTCTTCTAAAGACAATAATTTATTTAATAATTTTTCATACGCAACAGCTTCATTACCTTTTCTAATAATTTGTATTTCTTTGTTTTGATAAATATGATTACCTTTATTTTTATAAAAATTAGATTGTGTATTACTATAAATAGTTTGCAATACTTCAGCAGTAGATTGAGTAAAAAATTGGTCTTTTTGATTATGTAAAGAATTAAATTTTGTTGCACCTTCATAAACAACACCCTCAATTTTAATTGGACTTGAAGGTCTTAAGCCTCCTGA